TGACCTCCTACGAGTCATCAGTCACCCACCGAAACGCTTCACGCCTCTCTATCCAGAAGTCGACTTCATTCGAGTGAAGAGCTATCAAGGCACAGAGACTACAGGCACCGTCACCCTCGTGAGTGATATCGACCTCGATGTGGCAGGGAGAGACGTGGTGTTGATAGAAGACATCGTTGACACAGGTCAGACCCTTGAATACCTCAAGACACACTTCGAGAGATACAACGTCAAGTCATTAGCAACCGTTGCCTTGCTCGTGAAAGAGTCTCGTGTCACAGTGTCTCATTCAATCGAATACATTGGATTTAATGTGAAGAACGAATTCATCATCGGCTATGGACTTGATATCAACAACAAGATGAGGAGTATCAATCACTTGCGAGAGATTCGAGAGTTGTGAAATGACACGCAGGTCTATAAATAGAGACAATCAAAAAAGGGTTCAATGTTTCGGGGCAGGTCGAGGTCAATGATGTCGATACCTCGAAGTGAACGGTCGAGACCTAGGCAATCGAGGGAATGCGTAGTGAATCCAGGCAAACTATCGCAACGGTCCACCTACTTGGACAAACCCAGGGTGGGTGTCCGAGAGGGGAACCGCACTTATGTGAACGCCTCGCACTCGTCTCCAAGGTGATGTCATTCTTTTGATTGATACCAAACAGAACGCATCGCACTCGTCTCCATCGTGGACATCATCACCTGCGTGACTTCGAGACGGTATCTATTGAGATGGGAAGATGTCATGCGGAGAACTGGTTCTGTTCAGTAGAGTTCGAGGAGTGAGACATCAAGACGTGAGAACACCTGATTCAAGGCTCTCAGGGGCGTTCTGAGCGCATATCAGGCATCGAGTGGCACGAGAGGTCATTGAACCGTGAGAGTCTCTTATATCGAAGGTTCTTGAGAGTTCGAGGTCGAGATGAATGAAACGAATCAAACCCAAACGAAAGTGAAGAGGAAGAGAGGTCGACCGAAAGGCTCGAAGGCGAAGGGAGTCGGTGAATGGCAGAAGGTGTTCCTTGTGGCACTGGGGAAGTTGCCCGTCATCAAGGTTGCCTGTGTCGAAGCTCAGGTCTCTCGTGCTGAGGTCTACCGAGCGAGAACCAGAGACCCGAAGTTCGCCATCGCATGGGACCACGCCCTACAAGATGGCATCGATGCGGTGGAAGCGAACCTGCACATGAGGGCGAGAGAGAAGGACACCATCGCGGCCATCTTCCTCTTGAAGAACCTTCGACCTGAAGTCTACGGAGAGAACGTCAATGTGAACGTGAGTGGGTCGTTGAGTATCGATGAAGTTCAACAGGCTCGAAAATCCTTGAAGAGTAAGCTCAACCAGATTGCCGAGTCAGTGGCTCCCGGCGAGAGAATCTTTTCTGATGGCACAACAAGATAAGTCTGAGTCCTTCGCTGAGAGGTGTTCATCGAACGATGAGGGTAAACGTCGACTGCTACGCCTAAGTCCCTCTGAGGCGGCTCTCCTGCGGTATGAGTGGCGGTTCTGGGCGAGACCAAACCAGATAGCCCCGAAGGGCGAATGGGGAGTCTGGTTGTTGATGACTGGTCGTGGGTTTGGCAAGACACGGGCAGGGTCTCAGTGGGTCATCGAACAAGCCAAGAGACCAGAGACGCACATCGCCATGATAGGTCGAATCCCTGCCGATGGTCGTGACGTGATGGTGAATGGCGAGAGTGGCATCTTGAACTGTTCACCGCCTGACTTCAGACCCGAGTATGTCGGGAGTCAACGGTTGTTGAAGTGGCCGAACGGCAGTGAAGCTCACATCTATTCGAGTGAGAAACCTGCCGACCTACGAGGACCGAACTTTCATGCGGCGTGGGTTGATGAGTTGGCGAAGTATGACCAAGCTCAAGAAACATGGGACACGCTGGTGATGGCGGTTCGTTTACCGCCTGAACCTCGCATCGTGGTAACCACAACACCACGACCAACGCCCATCATGAAGAGACTCCTCGAAGACCCTTCGACCTACGTGACACAGGGCAGCATCTACGACAACCGGTCGAATCTCAGTCCCAAGTTCTTCACTCGCCTCATCAAGAGATACGAAGGCACCTATCTTGGTCAACAAGAACTCGAAGGCTTGATGATTGCCGACCGTCCAGGTGCGTTGTGGACGAGAGAGAATCTCGAAAAGAACCGAGTCAAAAGTCTCCCAACAAACCTCGCACGAATCGTCATCGCGGTTGACCCACCAGCCACAGCCAATGTTGAAAGCGCCGAAGCTGGAATCATCGCCGTTGGTCGCGCCGCAGATGGTATGTCATACGTTCTTGGGGATGCGAGTACTCATGGCACTCCTGACGAATGGGGTCGTGCAGCGGTTCGACTTTACGATGAACTAAAAGCCGACCAGATTGTTGGCGAAGTGAATCAGGGCGGTGACATGGTGGGGTTCACGATTCGAGAATGTGCCAAAGCCTTACAACGAGAAGGCGAACGCAAGAGTTCGGTCGCACCGTATGTTCCCGTCCGCGCCAGTCGTGGAAAACTCACACGCGCCGAACCTATCTCTGCTCTCTATCATCAAGGTCGCGTTCGTCACTGTGGATTGTTTCCAGACCTCGAAGACCAGTTGACGAGTTGGGTTCCCGGCGAGGCGTCACCCGACCGACTCGATGCACTCGTCTGGGGAATGACCGCACTCGTCATTTACGGTTCCGATGACATCGAAGTCTGGGGTGGCGGTGATGATAGAGAACCAAAGAGCCGCCACGTTGAACGCATTGTCTCGACAGATGGTGCGTGGTTCCCGCCATCAGGCGGTCGACGTATGTTCGGATAAGGAGACACGATGCCGGTGACCGTTATCAACGACAAGATAGATGGCCTCATTGATGTGTGGATGTTCCCCGTCAAGTCGTGCCGTGTCTATGACGGCGACACGTTAATGAACATCGTCTGTGACCTTGGCTTCGGCATCACAATCAGTATCACCGGTCGACTCTACGGCATTGATGCGCCTGAAGTTCGAGGCGAAGAACGACCAGAAGGAATTAAGACTCGTGATTGGCTTCGAGAACAACTTGATGCCGCAGGGACCGTCTTCGTTCAAACGAGACCAGAGAACGAACAGAAGACTGGCAAGTATGGACGTTGGCTCATCACGTTATGGGCAGACAACGTCAACCTGAACGAACGCCTCGTCAATCTTGGTCTTGCTACCCGCGCAACGTATTAGGAAATGGTCCACAGGAGTACTCAAACAGGTATACCGGCTGGCGAGTTTTCCGTGGCTGATATTCGACACGCTTGCCGTTGCGCTCAACGAGCGAGCATCAACATCGAGAACGAGGCGCAGTTCTTGATGAGACTTGCCGACCATCGAAACCAGTCGCACGAAGACATCGCGCTCGACACAGAGATGAGCGATTCGTCGTTTGAATACCTACTGTGGAACTGTGGCACCGATACGGTAGCGGTCAATGGATTGAAACGCATTCGAGCGATACGTCAACAGGTAGCCGACCACATTCTTGAACGTTCAAAGTATCTTGACGGGCGTTCATTAAAGACACATAGTTGACACATGGCACAAGGCTCTCTCACGCAACGACTCTCAATAGCCGCAAAGGCGTTCGTCGGTATCTTCAACGACGATAGCGCACGACAGGCGCATGGTCTTCTTGGCGGTGTATTGAACGGTCAGAGCGACCCACCCTATCGAGGCTCGACAAGTATTCTCGACGCGTACAGTACGATGCCGTGGCTTCGTGCGGTCAGTCAACGCATAGCAACATCAGTTGCGTCGGCAACGCAGTGGAAACTCTACGCACCGAAAAGTAATCGCCGAGAGAACGTTCGTGTCTTGCAACGGTCTTCCGACTACAACTCTCGACAACGAATCATCAAAGAACAAGGCCGTGAACTTCTCGAAGTCGAGTCGCACATTTTACTTGATGCGTTGAATCGTGCGAACAGTTACATGACCGGTCAGTCGTTGTTCAAGATGACACAGATTCATCTTGACCTCATCGGTGAATCGTTCTGGATAAAAGAACGCAACGCCTTTGGCGCACCGGTCGAGTTCTGGCCGGTGCCGCCAGATTGGATTCAAGACACGCCCACGCCAGACCGTCGGTCGTTTCGTGTCAGTTTCCGAGGGTGGCAGGGAGAGATTCCAGAGACCGAAGTGTTGTGGATGGCAGACCTTGACCCCGCCAATCCTTACGGTCGAGGAACCGGTCTCGCTCGAACGCTATCTGATGAACTAGAAACGGATGAATATGCGGCGAAGCATACTCGTCAACTGTTCTTCAATCGTGCGCGACCCGACATGATTATCTGGCCCAAACAACAAGGCGCACATGACATCGGTCTTCAACAAGACCAAGTCAGGCGACTTGAAGAACGTTGGCTCGATGGACATCAAGGGTTCTGGCGAGCGTTCAAGCCGTTCTTCGTTGGTCGAGAGATTGAAGTTCACGAAGTCAATCAGTCTCTTCAAGAACTGCAACTCGTTGAACTGCGACAGTTCGAGCGAGACATGATCGTGCAGGTCTTCGGCATTCCACCTGAGATGCTTGGCATTCTCCAGAACAGTAATCGAGCGACGATTGATTCGGCTGACTATCTGTTCTCTCGATGGGTGCTTGCGCCACGACTTGAGTTCTTGCGAAGTCAACTTCAAGAACGACTCGTTCCTGAATACGATGACCGCCTTGTTCTCGACTTCGTGTCACCTGTTCAAGAAGACCGAACCTATATGCTCGATGCGGCGAAGGCGGCTCCGTGGTCGATGAAGGTCGATGAGTGGCGTGTGCTGCAAGGTCAAGAACCGTTGAATGATGAACACGGTCAAGTCCACATGATGCCGGTGAACTTGATTCCTGTTGACTCGCCTCGAACACCGCCAGCCCCAGTGCCAGCGATGGTGGCCGGTGATACCACGCCAGACGTGGACGAAATCATCGAAGAGTCGTGGAACGATGACCTCGCCGTTCTCAAGGAAGCCTGTGACGGTGAAGCGGTCGATGTAGTTCTTCGAGAGATTGCCGAAGACAAGAACGACCTTCCACCGGTGTGGGTGAATCTCAGCCGCAAAGAGAAAACCGTTCAACGGAAGCTCGTGAAGCACATCAACGGGTTGGCTGATAGGGTGACCGTTCAGGACCTGATGGGCGTGACCAGTGGTCCCGACCTCGAACGATTGATTCACGTTGACGAGTGGCTGAATGACCTCAACGACTTAATGCAGAAGACGTGGTTCGATTCGTTCATCATCGGGGCAAAGTTCGCCGCACTTGACCTTGACCTCGACATCGTTCGAGAAGGCACTTCTCTGAATGTAAAAGATGAGGAAGTCGGTCCAACAGATGTGACCTTCAACCAGATGAATCCGTTGGCGTTGAACTATGCTCAGATTCGAGGCGCAGAGTTCGTCGCAGAAGTTGGTCTCGCCACAAAGGAAGCCATAAGGGCATCGGTCGTTGATGCGATACAGGAAGGCTTGAGTTCAGAAGTCACCGCCGGTGAAATCTTGAAGACGAAGATTGGACTCACGAAAACGCAACAGAAGATGGTGGCTGACTTTGCGACACGTTTAGCAGAAGAGAAGCCGAATCTCTCAGCCGCCGAACGATTGAAACGTGTCAAGGCGTACCGTCGAACGAAGGTTCGATTGCGAGCGATGACGATCGCAAGAACAGAGTTGGCACTGTCGAGTGCTGCCGGTCAACGTGGTCTCTGGGAACAGGCGGCGAAGAACAGCCTGATTCAACTCAATCGAATGTTCAAGAGATGGCATGCGACGTTCGACCTCAAGGTCTGTCCAATCTGTTCATCGATTGCAGAACAGAAGCCGATAGCCTACGAGAAGACGTGGATGGCGAAGAACGGGAAGACCTACGCAGACGCGCCAGTTCACCCGAACTGTCGATGTCGAACGTCGCTCACTCGACGAAAGTGAGTCAGTCGATGTGCTGGCTGTCGATACACATCTTCGATGAAAACGCCAATGATGACAGTTCGTATCGAGTGCGAAACACTCGAAGAACTCGTCGACTATCTTGTGAAGATGAAAGTCTTGAAAGATGACACGACGCAAAAGAAAAGTGCTACGCTAGAACCAGAAGAACAACACGTTGAACCCGAAGCGCAGTCGACGTTGTTCAACTTAGACTGACACGTTTAATCGATTAAGGAGAGCGCATGAATTGGCTATCTGTAGGACTCAAGATTCTTCCCTTTATTGTGACGGCAGTGAAGACCGTGGAGTCGTTCTTCAAGGCGAAGGGGCCAGCGAAGGAAGATGCGGCGGTTTCTGCGGTCGCCGCAATCTTGTCAACGGTTGAAGAAACAGCCGACCGTGACCTGATGTCGGATGAACGGGTTGAGAAAGCAACACGCGACGTGATGAAGGCAATCGTGTCTCTCCAGAACGTCATTCGAGAGGTGCGTGGCGAGTGAGTCGGCCTGTTCGACCGTATGTTCTCAGTCCGCACAACTCGAACACGACAATCGTCAACGGTGAAGTCATCGTTGAACCACGTCGAAAAAAAGTCGCCATCACGGGTGCTGGAGATTCGATGAGGTTCTTGCCGTGGCAAGACCCATCATGGGAACTGTGGGGCATTAACAACTTCTGGAACGCCATGCGAGACGCGAACGACCATCTCAGGGCGTGTCGATGGTTCGAGATTCATCCGCCCACAACTGACATTCAAGATGAACACGACATGAACTGGCTTCGAGAATGTCCGGTTCCGATCTACACAACGCAACCGTTCGACGATAACCCGAACGCTGTGGTCTTTCCCGTTGACCGATTAGCGAACAAGTATCGTGACTACTTCTCATGCACGTTCGCCTATCAGATTGCCCTTGCGATAGATGAGGGCTTTGAAGAGATTGCCGTTCACGGTCTCGAACTCGCCTATGGCACTCAACGAGAGGCGACAGTTGAACGAGCTTGTGTCGACTGGTGGCTTGGATTTGCTGAAGGTCGAGGACTGAAGGTCACAGTGCCAGAACAAGATTTCACGCTCAAGCATTGGGCGAGATACGGCTTCGACTATTGGAAAGAAGCGAACACCGTTAAGGAGTATGTCGGGTCGCTAATCGGAAGAAAGATTGCCGAATGATTCGACTTGACAACATTCAATTCACTGACCCATGCTTGCAGTCGGGTCGATGTGGTAGTGGGAACGGGACAGGGCGCAGTTGGAGGCTCTCCATCTAACGTACGCGCCCGCCCTTCTTTTGCCACAAGATGGGACGATAATGACAGAACCAGAATTCGTCGAAGCTGTGACCGAACTTGATTCCTGGAAACAACAAGCGGCGGCAGGTAGTGCGACCGACACGGTTGTTCTGAGGAAGCAGTTCATCACTGATGTCCAGGTTCACGGCGACCGCTCAATCAAGTTCATCATCACGACAGGCGACCCCGATAGAGAGAACGATGTCATCGACCCGACGGGTTGGGATGTCTCGAACTATCTGAAGAACCCAGTCGTTCTGTTCGCGCATGATTATGGTTCGTTGCCAATCGCACGAACTACGAAGCTCGAACAACACGATGACCACCTTGTTGCGATTGCTGAGTTTGCGACCGAAGACTTAAACCCAATGGCAGAACAAGTATTCAATATGCTCAAGCAGGGGTTCCTTCGAGGCGCAAGTGTTGGATTTCGTCCAACCGTGTTCGAGTACAACGACGAACGAGGCGGTGTTGACTTTTCTGGACAAGAACTCTTGGAGTTCAGTGTTGTTCCTATCCCGGCGAACGCTCAATCGTTAATGGCGGCAGGTGTCAAAGAGAAAGACGTGTCGTGCATTAAGCAATGGGCAGAGAAGACGCTTGAAGTTTTATCTGAAACAAAGCAACCCATCAGTGACCAACTTGACGACTTCCTTGATGTGATACGAAAACAGATGAACGACATCAAGGTCTCTGTCAAGGAAACCGTTCGCAACGTTGACGAGTTCCAAAACTCGTTTCAATACAGTGCGCCACGAAGTTCATCATCGAGTGTCGAGAAGGGAATCTCTCCTCGCAACGTATCTGAAGAGACCGCCCCAATGGACACGCCGTGGAGTCGACCGAACCTTGGCGACTTCGTAGACGAACCGTGGGAGTCATTGAGTGAAGCAGAGAAGAAAAAGATTGCCGGACACTACGCATGGGCAACAGCGGCTTCGCCGGATACGTTCGGCGACATGAAGTTGCCTCATCATCGAGCCGATGACGGCTATGTTGTTTGGCGCGGTGTTGTCGCGGCGGCGGGTCGTTTAGATCAAACAAACTTCCCATCAGAAGATATGGGTTCGGTCAAGCGACACCTTGCGAATCACTTCAAGGAGTTCGACCGAGAGGCACCGTGGGAACGAGATGCGGTCAGTTGGTCGAAGTATCTTCGCAACCGCAACGAGATTCAGGGTGACTACAAAGAACCGTTGCCGGACCGTGTCGTCGCAGAACTGCTGTTCGAGTATGGGTTCAAAGATGAAGCCGCTTCACTTGTTGAAGACCCGACCAGTCTTGTTGATAGCGACCAAGAGATTGTCATTCGTGGCGTTGTTGATGAGATATCCAAAGAACTCTCGAACTTGAGGTCTCTCATCGAGAAACAACTAGACATCAACGTTGATGAAATCATCGAGAGACAAGAGAGCATCGAACAAGAACCAGAGATGAGATTAGTCCTCGCAGATGATATGGATGACGCGCAAAAAAAAGATGAGGTCAACTCTGAAGACATCGTGCTAGTCTTGCAAGAGAGTGAGCCGATTGAGGATTCAATCATAGATGTAGAACCGGAAGCTCTAGCCCATGCGATGCGACATGCGCTAGGCGAAACGTTGACAGATATCGTGACTGCTGAAACACGTAGCGCGATCAACACTATGCGAGGTCGCATCGATTGAGGAGAACACGCAATGAGTAAAGGCATGACAAAAGAAGAACTCACTGACTTTGTAGTCAATACGTCTGTGCCAGTTCTAAAAGAACAACTAGGGTCCGACGTGGCTCAACTTGTTCGAGAGAACGTTGAGGCTATGGCGAACGATTCTAGCGGAAACGGTTTTGCCAAGAAGCTGTTCGGTCAACCTGAACAGCCGAAGCCGGAACGACAAAAGGGCATGGCGTTCGCACGAGTTGTTCGTGCGATGGCGGCGGCTCGAATGAACAAGATGGGACAAGAGGGAACTGTCAACATTCTGAGGTCGTGGGGTGATGAAGATATCGCCGAACGCATCAGTGCGGCACAGACCAAAGCCCTTGCGGCTGGCGATGCAACGGCGGGCGGTTTCATGGTTCCGACCGAGTTCAGCAATGAAGTGATAGAGCTTCTAAGGAGTCAATCAGTCGTTCGTCGCCTTGGCGCACGAACAGTTCAGATGCCGACCGGGACTCTCAAGTATCCAAAGATTGCGACAGGTGCCAATGCCACCTATATCGGAGAGAACGTCAACGTTGGGAAATCAGAAGAGACGTTCGGACAACTCACTCTGACATTCAAGAAGTTGGCAGTCTTGACACCTATCAGCAACGACCTGCTTCGCTACAGTTCGCCAAGTGCAGACGCGATTGTCAGAGATGACCTCGTGAGCGCAATGGCAACCAAAGAAGACACGTCGTTCTTGAGAGGCACTGGAACCGACGCGACCCCGAAGGGGTTGTTGAATTGGGCGGTGGCTGACCAGAAGATAGCGTCGAACTTAACAGTCAACCTTGCCAACATCACGAACGACCTTGGACAACTTGTTGTCAAACTAAAACAGGCCGACATTCCGATGATATCGCCTGGATGGGTGATGGCACCAAGAACCGAACAGAAACTTGCCACGATTCAAACGACGACAGGAGCGTTCGCGTTCCGTGATGAAATCGTTCGAGGGACGTTGTGGGGCTGGCCTGTAGGTGTTACCACGAACGTTCCAATCACGCTTGATACAACCGGTGCTGGCAATGACAACGAGAGTGAAATCTATCTCGTCGACTTCGCGCAGGTTCTCATCGGTGAATCGCAAGGTCTTCTCGTCGATTCGTCGCAGGAGGCTGCCTATCACGATGGCAGTAATGTTCAGGCGGCGTTCTCACTTGACCAGACGGTTGTGCGAGCGATTGCCGAACACGACCTTGGGATGCGTCACGACAAAGCCATTGCGATGTTGACTGGCGTTACGTGGACTCCATAACTGGTGGCCGTTAATTTTTCTTTGGGTGAGGATAGATTCCTATGATTACAAGAGATGTTGCACAACTGAAACCCATCAGTGCTGTTATCGTGAAGTCTTACGACGCGAGTTGCGGCAGTAACGATGGCACCACAGATAACGAAGTCAAGGGTCGAATCATCGACCGTCTTGGCTTAGGCACCAGCTATACAGCTGTCGCACTCAACGCCTTCGGGTGGGGAGATATCGGCACGAGTACCGCAAGCGGCACGAAGTTCATGACCGTTGGCGCACGACTACTTCATTCAAGTACAACGTGTGCTGACGATTTCTCTGAACTCTCGACCGCTGACCGAGCCTCGAACAGTGCGTTGTTCTTGACTGGCAACACGACATCGACTCTCGCGAGTGGATTCATGGCAACAAGTACTTCCATTGGAACGTTCGGTGTCTTCACCGCAACGGCCACAGGTAGTGCGGCAGGTCAGTCGACGAACTTCATGGATATCACCGGAGCGCAGAGATTCATTCAAGCTGCTCTCTTGTGGAATGCCAACGCTTCAAGTTCTGGCGGTTCGGCGTTACACGAAGCCGGAGTCGACCTTGTGTTCGGTGCGCCAGACCAAGTGCCACTAAACACAACGTCAACGGCGGCGGTGTTCGTAACGACTTGCAACGACGCATAGTGTGACTCAATGGTGAAGGTCGAAGTTGTCGGAAGACCTTTGTGCCTTAACCCGAGAGGACCACAGTTCCAAGTTGGCGAACGTTTCTCGTTGGACGAGACCAAGCCAGAATATGCGAGCTTCATCAGGCGTGGGTGGGTGCGTATCGTGCCACCCGCGCCTGTTCATTCTAGGGCAGTGATTGACCCACCTGTCGACAAGATGACGAGAACCACATCAACCCGAAGAAAGTCCAGGAGAGGAAAGAGATGAGCAGTAACATCACAGCGAAAGAAGCGGAGCCGGGGAGCGGTGTTCGTTTCGATCATGAGGCCGAAGAGGGATTCGCAGTTAAGGTCACAGACCAAGAGAAGGCAATCGTTGAAGCGACTCCGAAACGTGACAAGGTTGCGATTGTTGGATTCGCTACATCGAGTCGAGACCTTGCACCGTTCGATGACCCCGAGTATGAAATCTGGACGCTCAATCAGATATATAGGCACGTGCCTCGATGCACTCGACACTTTGACATTCATTCGTATTGGGAAGAGGACAACGTTGAAGGAACGGACCATCGTGGATGGATTCGAGAATGTGGCGTTCCTGTTTACATGATGAACTCCGAGCCGGACCTTCCGACGAGTGTGCGATATCCAATCGAAGACGTGATTGAGATGGCTGGCATTGACTACTTCACAAGCACTGTTGCCTTCGAGGTCGGCTTGGCGATGTTGGAAGGGTTCAAAACTATAGGACTTTATGGCATCGACCTCATCGTCGGCACAGAGTACGCAGAGCAGAAAGCATGTCTGGAGTTCTGGCTAGGTCTCGCTCACGGCAAAGGCATTGAGGTCGTGATTCCCGACCAGTCTGCGTTGCTAAAACAGTCGCATCGTTATGGCTACGAACGAGAACCCGACTTCGGTCCTCTCAAGATTAGCGAAGTGTCTAGTCGCATCGAACATCTTTCAACCGAACGCAACAAGAAGATGGCACTACTCAACGCTCTTGATGGTGCGATGGCTGAAAACGAACGAACACTCAAGAAGATTGATGAGTTGACACCAGAAGAACGAATGAAGGTTCTCAACGAACAGCGAGGCGAGGTTGTCGCCGCTGTATCGACTATCGATGGCGCAGTTCAGGAAGCGACCTATTGGCGAGACCTGTTCACGCTTCGAGGTCGCAATGCAGTGGTGAACTCGATGATGTGAGATGTTGACAGTTTGCACCAGTAGCACAGAGAGCCAACTGGCTCATCTTGGCGACTTGATGACGATGTTGGGAGCAACGGCTTCGTCATCAGGTATGGACTTGGCGTTGACTCAGGCTTCTGGATGGGCCGAACGCTATGTTGGGTTCCCGTTACGTCGGCAGGTCTACGAAGAGACCGTTCCGAGTTTCGGTTCTCAGCGATTGATGCTGAGTCGAACACCAGTTGTAAAAGTTCAAAGGTTCTTCGATACCACA